TTGAATCTGTTATAGTATCTAATCAAGGATCTGGATATACTTACGGAAACGTTGATTTAATTGCTGGAGGAGTTCCTACTGGTTCTACAATGCCAGTTCTTGGAGTAATTAGTACTCCCCAAGGTGGCCATGGAGCAGATATTTTTAGAGAACTTGGAACAAAAAATATTCTTCTTTATTCTAGATTTGAAAATGATATTCAAAATCCAGACTTTATCACTGGCAATCAAATTGCAAGAATTGGTATTGTAGAAAAACCAAATACTTTTGGAACAAATACTCCGTTGAGTGTAGATAAAGCGAGTGCTGTTATGGCACTCAGATTGACTGGTGCTGGTTATAGTTCTGCTACGTATGATTCAGACTCTTTTATTACACAAACTGTATCAACAGGAACTACTGCTGTTGCTAGAGTTGTGAGTTATGATCAGGCCACAGGAGTTTTAAAAGTATGGCAAGATAGAGCGCAATCTGGTTTTAATACGGTTGGAGTAGCAATTACTAATCCACAATATGGTTTTGATCAAGCAGATTTTACAGCATCGCCAACTGGAACTGGATCTTTAACAATTAATGGTGGATCAGTTACTGAAGGATTGACAATTGATAGCACTTTTACGGGTATATCAACCGTAATAAATAATAGAACATTCTACCTTGGTCAATCATTTACTAATGGAATTGCAAACCCTGAGGTTGCAAAATACTCTGGAAACATCATTTATGTTGACAATAGACCATCTGTGACAAGATCAACCAATCAAAAAGAAGACATCAAGGTTATATTACAATTCTAAGGAATTATGTCGCAAATCACCAATCTCAACGTTGCCCCATATTATGATGATTTTGATCCCACGGACAACTACCATAGGGTACTGTTTAAGCCTGGATATCCTGTTCAGGCTAGAGAATTAACAACACTCCAATCAATTCTACAAAATCAGATTGAGAGGTTTGGGCAGCACTTTTTTAAAGAGGGTGCAAAAGTAATTCCAGGTAATACTGCATATAGCCAAAACTACTTTGCATTGGAACTAAATGTTACACATCAGGGTGTTCCTATAGATGCATATCTTGATCAACTAATTGGTCTTAAGATTACTGGAAGAACTTCTGGTGTCACTGCAGTTGTTCAAAGTTATATTACTTCTTTGGATTCGGAGAGAGGAAATCCCACTCTTTATTTGAATTATCTGGGATCAAACACCCAAAATAATGAAACTCAAGTTTTTGGAAATGGAGAAATTCTCTCAGCTGAGGGAAATATTGTCAGTGGTTTGTTGGGCAATGAAATTATTGCTTCTGGCGAGGCATTTGCTTCTACAATTGCGGAAGATGCAACTTCAACTGGATCTTCATTCTCGATCTCTAATGGCGTTTACTTTATTAGAGGTCAGTTTGTAAATGTTGAAGATGAAACTCTGATCCTCGATCAATATGATAACAACCCTTCATATAGAATTGGTCTGTATATTAATGAAGAGATTGTCACTTCAGACCAAGACGAAAGTTTAACTGACAACTCTCAAGGTTTTAATAACTATGCTGCTCCAGGTGCAGATAGACTAAGACTTTCTGTTTTCCTTTTTAAAAAATCTTTAACAGATTTTAATGATGAGAATTTTGTAGAACTTGCAGTTGTAGAAAATGGAGTTTTAAGAACTACAAGAACTACTTCAGAATACAGTGTAATTAATAATGAGCTTGCAAGAAGAACTTATGAAGAATCTGGAAATTATTATGTAAAACCCTTTGATATTATTGTCAAGGAATCTCTTAACGATGGGGAGGGTAATAGGGGTCTCTTGCAAGAAGATCAAGTTACTCCAGGTGGTTCAGTTCCATCTGATAATTTAGCACTATATGAAATTTCTCCAGGAAAAGCATATGTGAAGGGATATGAGATTGAAACTGTAGGAACAACTTTACTTGATGCACCAAAACCAAGAGATACTAAAACAATAGAGAATAGATCTATTTTCTATAATACTGGATCAACTCTAAAACTGAATAGATCATATGGAGCACCTTTAGTTGGTGTGGGTAACACATATGTTTTGAGTTTGAGAGATGAAAGAGTTGGTTCTGTTGGCGGAGCAGTTGGAGCGGCTCAAACAGAACCTGCTGGTAATGAGATTGGTGTAGCTAGAGTTTATGATTTTAGACTTGAGTCTGGATCCTATAATACTTCAAACGGTGACATTAATGAATGGAATGTATCACTGTATGATGTGCAGACAGTCACTAAGATTACTTTAAACGAAAATGTAACTCTGACAACTCCAACATTTGTAAAAGGCACAAATAGTGGATCAACTGGTTTCTTAAAAAATAGTGTGTCTAACACTAATGTTATTGAATTATATGAAACCTCTGGAGAATTTATAAAATTTGAAGGATTTGAATTTGATGGATTGGATAACGGTAGAGTTGCTACAGCAATTACTGCATTTGGAATTTCTGATATTCAATCTGTATATGGAAAAGTTGGTGTAGGAACTACTTTTGCGGCAGATACTATTCCATCAACACAGTCCAAAATTGGAATAGCCACTATAACTGCAGTAAATTCTAGTGGCGAAAGCACAATTATCTCAACAAATCCACAGTTTCCTGGTGTAATCAGTGTTGGGGATCTAATCAGTTACACAAGCACAGATACCGCACAAAGTTTTACCGACCCAGTATTTGCCACGGTCAAAACAGTCAATACTGAAAGTGTTGTTGTATCAGGAGTAACTACAGTTACTGGTGTTTGTCAAGGAAGACTTCCAGAAACTGGATCTAAAATTGAAGTTACCGATTTAAAACTTCTTTCTACAAAATTATCAACGTCTAGCGATAGCACTCTATTTACTTCTCTTCCAAAAGATAATATCGAATCTGTTACTCTTAACGATTCATTTATTACTCTTAGAAAATATGCAACTGTCAATATTAATGGTGGTCAATTATCTGCCTCTGTATTTTCTGGAACAAATGAAACTTTCTTACCATTTGACGAAGAGAGATATTCTCTGATTAGATCTGATGGATCAACTGAAATTTTGACTTCTGACAAATTTGGATTTGCAGATGGCGCAAGAGAACTTCAAATTTTCAATCTTGGCGCAAATGATACCGGAGCGCAGTTAATCTATACAGTCAAAAAGATTAAACCCGTTGCTAAGAAGAAGAGAAAGAATAGAGTTAATTCTGTTGTAATAGATAAATCCGAGTTAGTGCAATCTGGCCTTGGGGCAACGACATTGAATGATGGACTTACATATGGAAATTATGCATATGGAACAAGAGTTCAGGATAACAGAATTACTCTTAACGTTAGCGATGTTATTAGTGTTCAAGCGATATATGAATCTTCAGATACTTCTCAAGCATCTGCCCCAACAGTAATTTTAGCTTCTCTTTCTGGACCAGAAGGAAAGACTAGTGATTTGCTTATTGGAGAAAGGTTTAAGGGAGTAACTAGTGGTTCTATTGGAGTGGTCGCAGAAATTTTAACAGATAGTAAAATTTCATACATTTCAAAAAATACTAGTGCTTTGATTGAAGGGGAAACTATAATATTTGAAGAAACAAATATTGATGGAATAGTTTCTGTTGTAAATGAGTCTAGTTTTAATCGATCAAAAGACTTTAAGTTTAGTACTGGTCAAAGAGGATCTTTTTATGGCAATTCTTCTATTATTAGAAAAAATGAAATTGATGCACCAACTAGACAACTGAAAGTTTACTTCACTAATGGATTCTTTGATGCATCAGATGTTGGTGATATTGTAACTACAAACTCTTATTCCGATTTTGATTACGTTAAAGATATTAGAAGTATTGATGGGTACAGAAATACTGATATTATTGATATTAGACCAAAAAGTTCCGACTACACAGTAACTGAGGGTGCCAGATCTCCATTTGAATTTTATGGAAGAAGTTTCGATCAAGCGGGTAATTCATCTAGTGTCTTGTCTTCTGATGATTCCTTTGATGTAAGTTTTGCATATTATCTACCAAGAGTTGATAGAATTTTCTTAACTCAAAGTGGAAAATTCCAAGTTCAATATGGAACTCCTTCTGAAAACTTAGAAAGGCCTCTTGCAGTTGATGATGCTATCGAAGTAGCAACTTTAACAATTCCACCATATCTTTATAATACGTCTCAAGTAAAACTGGACTTCCTTCAACACAAAAGATATCAAATGCGTGATATCAAAAAATTGGAGGATAGAATTAGGAGTTTAGAATACTATACTGCACTTTCATTATTAGAAACAAATACTGCAAACTTTTTCATTCCTGATGGAGAAGGTCTTAACAGATTTAAATCCGGTTTCTTTGTAGATAATTTTACTTCTTTAAATGCACAAGATGAAACTATTCCATTCAAGAATAGTTTAGACAGTGAATTTAAAGTTTTAAGACCTCAACATTATACAAACGCTATTGATCTTATTCAAGGTCCTGTTGTAAATGTTGATGCATCTGCCGACTTATCAATTGAGCAACCTGAGGGTGTCAACATTAGAAAAACTAATGATATTATAACTCTTGATTATGCCGATGTTGAGTGGTTAAAGCAATCATTTGCTACTAGAACTGAAAGCGTAACTCCTTTCTTGGTAAGTTTTTGGCAAGGAACCCTTGAACTGACTCCAGCGTCTGACACTTGGGTAGATACTGTAAGACTTGAGGCCAAAATCATTGATGTGGAAGGCGATTATGAGAATGTCATGGCAAAGGCAGTTGAAGAGCAGGGTGTTGATCCTCAGACTGGATTTGCTCCTACTATTTGGAATGCTTGGGAAACCAACTGGACTGGTAGAGACGTAGTTGAGACTACAAGAACCAGAACAAGCAATCCACCTTCTACTGTTAATAGACAAGGCCCTGGTGGTAGGCGAATATTTAGGACTTGGACAAGACAAGTTAATGCTGATGTTGCTGAAGATACCTTTAGAGAGGTAAGAGACACTGGAGTCATGTCCAGAACTGGTAATAGAATTATTGTTACAGAACAATTTGATAGAACTTCTGTTGGAGATAGAGTTGTAAGTAGGAACGTCGTTCCTTATATGAGATCTAGAAACGTTCAATTTGAAGTGAAGAAACTCAAGCCTCTGACGAGATTGTATACATTCTTCGACAATTCTAACGTAACTAAGTTCTGTACTCCTAAGTTACTTGAAATTTCAATGACTTCGGGTACTTTTGAAGTTGGAGAAACTGTCGTTGGTTCTATGGTAAATGCAGGAACCGGACCAGTTGATATCAATGCTCCAAAAATTACATTTAGAGTTGCTCAAGCAAACCACAAAGAGGGTACATACGATTCACCAGATAGAGTTTATCGTCAAAATCCATATAATGGACAACCAATGACGGAAACTTATTCTTCTACATCTACAATTTTAAACATTGATACTTTCTCCCTTGCAAATCAACCACAAGGTGATTTCTTTGGATATGTTGATAGTAATATGACCCTGGTTGGCAAGACCAGTGGTGCCCAAGCAACGATTACTGATGTAAGATTGATTTCTGATATTGGAGCACACCTTCAAGGAAGTTTCTTTATTCCTGATCCAAACGTAACTACAAATCCAAGATTTGAAGTAGGAACAAGAATTCTTACGTTTATAAACAGTAGCACAAATAATCAAGAAACTGCAACTACTCTTGCAGAAGAAGGTTACATTTCAAGCGGAACTATTGAAACAGTTCAAGAGAATATTGTTTCTGTTAGAAATGCTAGAGTCCAAAACAAACTTGAATTTGCAGAGCAAGCAGTTGCGAGAACAACTGGTAGCCAATTAGTATCAAGTAGAGTTGTCAGTCAGCGCGCTGTTACTCAAAGAGTTAACTACTGGTATGATCCTCTGGCGCAATCTTTTCTGGTTGATGACGATACTGGAATTTATCTGACTAAGTGTGATATTTTCTTTAGATCTAAAGATGACGCAGATGTTCCTGTAACTCTGCAAATCAGGACCATGAACAATGGTCTACCTACTCAGAAGATCCTTCCTTTCTCAGAAATAACCTTAGATCCTGATCAAATTAATCTATCTTCTGATGGTTCAGTTGCTACTACTTTTGAATTCAAGGCACCCGTGTTCCTTGAAGGTCAAGGAACAGATTATGCTATCTGTATAGCATCAAACTCTACAAAGTATAGTGTATATATTTCAAGAGTTGGTGAAAATGATCTTATTAGCGATACCTTTATTTCAAACCAACCATATCTCGGATCATTATTCAAATCACAGAATGCATCTACTTGGGAACCAAGTCAGTGGGAAGATCTTAAATTTACTCTTTACAGAGCAGACTTTGTTCAAAATGGATCTGTAGAGTTCTATAATCCACAACTTAAGGAAGGAAATGGTCAGATCCCAACTCTGCTTTCTAACTCGCTTGGTATGAATTCTAAGAAGATTAGAGTTGGTCTTTCAACCACATTTAATGATCCCGATTTGACAACTGGCAATACCGTAATTCAAATTGGATCTGATGCAACTGCCAACTTTGTAGGAACTGCAGGAACGGCTGTTGGATCTATGAATGTGATCAATGCTGGCATTGGTTACACTGGACCATTTACTTATAGTGGTATCGCTCTGACCTCAGTAACTGGAAAAGGTAGAAATGCATCTGCAAATATCCAAGTTTCGGGTGATGGTACAATTGGGTTTGCTACCATCAGCGGAGGAGGTTCTGGTTATCAAATCGGTGATGTTTTAGGTATCACAACTATCGGAGCAAATAACCTCGGATCTGGTGTTAGACTTTCTGTAACATCTATTGGAAGTAGCAGCGAATTAATCTTAGATAATGTTCAAGGTGATTTCCTAACTGGAGTCGGTAACACAATTCAGTTCATTAATAACTCTGGTGTTACTACTACTCTCAACTATGCCAGCATTGGTGCAATTGGGCCATATGTAAGACCAACTGATATTACCATTGAAAATGATGGACTTCATATTAAAGTCAATCACAAAAACCATGGAATGTATTCTACCGAAAATACAGTCAGTATTACTGGTGCTGTTTCAGACATTAAACCAACTAAATTGACTGCTTCATACACATCAGACTCCACATCAGCACTTACTGTAGAGAATGGTGAGAGGTTCTTTACTTTTGAAAATGTTGGAGTTGGAACTACTAACTCCGGATATATCTTAATTGGAGATGAAATTATTGGATTTACAACTGCTACTGCAGGATCTATTGGAGGAACAATTTCTAGAGGTGATGATCCTAAAAACTATCCAGTTGGAACACCAGTTTATAAGTATGAACTCAATGGCGTATCACTGAGGAGAATTAACAAGGTTCATGAACTTTCAGATTCTACAGTCAATAATTCTATTGGATTTGATCATTATACATTAAAGATTGATATGTCCACAAATGGAACAGATAGAACTACTTCTACTGGATATCCAAAACTTTTTGCCAATGAGAAAAAGTCTACTGGTGGATTGCAAATTAAGGCAACACAAAATATGCCATATGAAATTTTAACACCAATTGTTCAAAATATTACACCAGAAGGAACTAATATTACTGCAACAGTTAGAACTGTAACTGGAAAGAGTTTAAGTGGAAATGAACTTCCTTTCCTTGATAATGGATTTGAATCTATCGCTCTTAACAGACCAAATTATTTGACATCTCCAAGAGTGATTACTTCAGATATTAATTCTGCAAATCTGCTTACAACTATTCCAGGAAACAAAGCATTAAACATGAGTGTTCAAATGACAACCATGGACACACGTTTGTCTCCTGTAATTGATGCACAGAGAGTTAATGTAATTTTGAGCTCTAATAGAGTTAATAATATCATCCAAGACTTTGCCGTTGATCCTAGAGTATCTGGTGTAGAAGGAGATCCTTCAGCGTTCCAGTATATTTCTAAAGAAATGGGAATTGAAAACTCAGCGACTGCCATCAAGATTATCACTGCTGCACATCAAAATCCTTATACAGATATCCGAGCATTTTATGCAATCGGCAATGATGCTGGTTTTGATGCAGTGTTTGTACCATTCCCAGGTTATAATAATTTGAATTCTAGAGGTCAAATTATTAATCCTCAGAATTCAAATGGAAGACCAGATGTATTTGTTGAATTGATACAAAATGGAGGAGATGACAGTTTCCAAGATTTCACCTTTACAAGAGATCAACTTCCATCATTTAAGCGTTTTAGAATTAAATTAGTATTGACTTCTACAAGTCAATCATATCCACCATCTCTGAGAGACCTTAGAGTTATTGCCCTTGCATAATTATGAATGAATATGTAAAAGTAAAGGATCACCTGAGTTTAGTCAGGGATCCTAGCACTGGAGCCATACTCAACACTAGTAAGGCTGAGTATGAAGAGTATATGAAAGCAAAAAAGAAAAATGCATCGAAATCAGAGAGAGTTGAAAAACTTGAAACTGATGTGAATGGTATTAAAAATGATTTGTATGAAATTAAGTCTCTTCTCCTAGATCTGGCAAGAAAACAAGACTAAATATCAATATAAGGAGTAAGCGTGTAAATGGCACAACCATCCACTAGGCAGGAGTTAGTAGACTACTGCAAACGACAACTGGGATTTCCTGTTCTTGAAATCAATGTAGCTGATGAGCAAATTGATGATCTTGTGGATGATGCTCTTCAGTATTTTCACGAAAGGCATTTTGATGGGGTAGTTCAAACATATTTAAAATATAAAATAACCCAAGATGATATTGATAGAGGAAGAGGTAGAGGTGGGACCAATCCAATAGGAATTGTAACCACTACAGCAACTTCTACTGTTGGAGTTACATCTACTTTTTCTTACGAAGAAACTAGTAATTTTATTCAAGTTCCTCCTTCAGTGATAGGGATCAATAAAATTTTCAGATTTGACAATAGCACCATATCTGGAGGAATGTTTAGTTTAAAGTATCAAATGTTCTTGAATGAGTTATACTTCTTCAATTCCATGGAAATGTTGTCATATGCAATGACAAAAACATATCTTTCTGATATTGATTTTTTATTAAATACCGAGAAGCAAGTAAGATTTAATCAAAGGCAGGACAGATTATATTTGGACGTTGATTGGGGAAATGTGACATTAAACGATTACATTGTTCTAGATTGTTGGAGACTTTTAGATCCAAATGACTTTACAAGAGTTTATAACGATTCATTCTTGAAAAAATACTTAACTGCTCTTATCAAAAAACAATGGGGACAGAATTTAATAAAATTTCAAGGAGTTAAACTTCCAGGTGGAGTAGAACTTAATGGTAGGCAAATGTATGATGACGCTCAAAAAGATCTAGAGATCATTATGGAAAAAATGTCTAATACTTATGAACTTCCACCTCTTGATATGATCGGTTGATATTATGGCACTAAATCCATTCTTTCTTCAAGGTTCTCCATCAGAACAAAATCTGATTCAGGACTTAATCAATGAACAACTCCGAATGTACGGAGTTGAAGTTCATTATATGCCTAGAAAATATATCACAGAAAAGACTGTTCTTAGAGAAGTTATTGAGTCCTCTTTTGATGAGGCTCACCCAATTGAAGCATATGTAGAAAACTTTGAGGGATATGGAAATCAAACAACAATTTTATCTAAATTTGGAATTCAATCAACTCAAGAAATAACTCTTACTATTTCAAAAGAAAGATTCGAGTCTTATATTTCTCCTATATTGGAAGGGAAGGAAAATATAAAACTCAGCAATAGACCAAAAGAAGGTGATTTAATTTATTTTCCATTGGGAGATAGATTATTTGAAATTAAGTTTGTAGAGCATGAAAAACCTTTCTATCAATTGAAGAAAGGTTATGTTTATACTCTGACTTGTGAACTCTTCAGGTATGGAAATGAAATTATTGATACCAATATCGACAATATTGATGATTCTATCGAAGGATCTCTAGGTGGCGATGGAGATGGTAATGGTGGAGATGCTATGACAACTCTGCTCAGTGTTGTTGGAGTCGGAACAACTGCAACAGCAACCCTCGGATATATTTCTAATGGTGGAATTAGATCTATTAACGTTTCAAATCGTGGTGGTGGATATACTTTTAATCCAAGGGTTGCTATTAGTAGTGCTCCATCATCAGGAATTACAGGTTTAGCAACAGCGGTGAGAATAACTGGCATTGTTGCATGCGAATTAAACGCAAATCCTGTTGCACAATCTATTCAGAGTGTGAACATCACTAATCCAGGTGCTGGTTATACAGTTGCACCTGAAATAAGATTTATTGGTGATGGATCTGGCGCAAATGCAGTAGCAAATATTGGTAATGGAGTTATTGGTATTGTTACAATCACTGGTGGCGGTTCTGGATATACAACCGCAACAGCACCACCAGTTACATTTAATGGAAGTTCTACAGTATCTGCAGCTGCAACGGTTGTTGTTAGTGCTGCAGGAACAATCAGTCACATTTATATTACTAATCCTGGTTTGGGTTACACCGAAATCCCAACAATTACGCTTGGACCACCAAATCAAACTGGAATTGGGACATTTGAGAAAAATGAAGTTGTCACAGGATCTATTTCCGGATCCACAGCAAGAGTTCTCAATTGGATTGCCGATGGAGGAAAACTGGAGGTCTTCAGAACAGACGGAAACTTCGTTGTTGGGGAACAGATTGTTGGAGCAGCTTCTTCTGCAAGTTACAAACTTTCTTCAGAATCATATACAGAAACTGGATTTACTGCGAATGAAGAGATAGAGGGTGAGGCAGATAACATCATCGACTTTAGTGAGATAAATCCATTCGGTATGCCATAGACCATAAATAGTAGTTAAACAAAGAACCAATCCAATGTTTGAATATTTTTATAACGAAATTTTTAGAAGGACCATTATATCATTCGGTTCTCTGTTTAATGATATTGAAATTAAACAGGAAGATTCTTCGGGAAATTCCAATAATCAATTTAGAGTTCCTTTGGCATATGGGCCTACACAAAAATTCTTAGCGAGAGTTACTCAGCAACCAGACTTAAACAAGTCAGTTTCTCTTTCATTGCCAAGAATGTCATTTGAGTTTATTGGACTTACTTATGACCCATCAAGAAAAGTAACTCAAACTCAAAAGTTTACTAAAGGTCTTGCATCTGCCAAGTCTAATATTCAAAGTTCGTACATGCCTGTTCCATACAACATGCAGTTTGAACTGGCAATTATGACCAAGTTAAATGATGATATGCTTCAAATAGTTGAACAAATCTTACCCTACTTTCAACCTGCATATACTATGTCGGTCAATCTGGTAGAATCGATTGGTGAAAAGAGAGACATTCCTATCATTCTAGAGAGTATTGATATGAATGATGATTATGAAGGTGACTTTTCTACAAGAAGAGCTCTTGTTTATACTTTAAGGTTTAGTGCAAAAACTTATCTGTTTGGTCCAATTACGACTGCAAGTTCCGATATTATCAGAAAGGTCAGTGTTGGATATGTTGCAGGATCTACTGGAGCAGGAACTCCCCAAAGAGATCTTACATATGCCGTTGAACCAAGAGCAATCAAAAATTATACAGGATCAGTTCTCACTACACTTGATCAAGATATCGAGTTAGGAGATGTCATATTCAAAGTTACAGATCCCTCTGCAATTACTGAGAATACATACGTTGAATTGGATGGAGAGGAACTATATGTTCTCGATGTTCTCACTGACAGTATTAAGGTTAGAAGGGGTGAAGATAATACAACTGCCACTAAGCATGTTAGAGGAGAATCGATTAAGTCAATTACGAATGCAGATGATAATCTAATTCAAGACGGAGACGATTTTGGGTTCAGCGTATCAGTATAGGTTCAGTATAAATTATTGATAGAAAATGAAAATGACTAAAAATTTTGATGAACTAAATGAAACTTTTGATGTTTCTGCAGATATTGTTTCTGCAGAACCAATAAAAGAACCAATAAAAGAAGAAAAAAAGAATCTTCAAACTTCTTCTCCAGAGGATGTAAAAAAAGATTATGAATATACCAGAGGTAATTTATATTCCATAATAGAAAAAGGCCAGGAAGCTATTAATGGAATTCTTGAGTTGGCTCAAGAAAGTGAGATGCCTAGAGCATATGAAGTTGCTGGTCAATTGATTAAAAATGTTGCAGACGCAACTGATAAGTTGATGGATCTGCAAAAAAAACTCAAAGATGTTGAGGAAGAAACTCAAACAAGAGGACCAACTAATGTAACCAATGCATTGTTTGTTGGATCAACAGCAGAACTATCAAAAATTTTAAAGAAAACAAATACAGACAAAGAAGAAACTAAATAGTTAAAAAAGGATCATGGCCGTAAATCCTGTCGTTAACATAAATATTTCTCAAGGTTTTGACTTTGAGGAGACTTTTACCTCTACTGAGATTGATGGTTCTGCATCAAACTTAGCGGGATATAGTGGAGCGGCCAAGATAAAGAAACATTTTAGTTCTACCACATCCACTCCATTTTCAGTAACAATAACAGGATCAACAGGAGAAGTTGCTATTGCAATGACCAGTGGAGTTACTGTCGGATTAGATCCTGGCAGATATCAATATGACATTCGTTTAGTATCATCTTCTGGACAAGTATCAAAATTAGTTGAAGGGATGGCTTTGGTTGAAGCAGGCATTACTACAGGTTAATTATGACAGTAGTTAGAAAAGTTACAACAAGTAGTTCGGTAGTAAAAAAATCACGAATAAAACCGAAAGTTCAATCATTTCGCAGTCCATCTTCTATTCTAGAGATGGGTGATACTTCTTTTGGAACTCTCGATGCATCAAAAGATGGTCTAATCTTAACTTATGATGGTAATGTGGATAAATTTGTTTTAACAAATCCAAATGAACAACTTGAATTTGCTGCTAATAGTGGGGATATTAGCGATACATTTGTTCAACAGTTAGAACAAGAATTGGATTTTGGTCAAATTCAGGCAGGAGATATTGATGCTGGAGGTTTTTAATGCCTAGAAATTTTAGAAATCTTTCAGATTTATCGTCAACTCTAAATAAAAGTCAAGATAAAAAAGTCCTTAGATATTCACATAGTATTGGGAAATTTGAATTGGTTGAATTTAATACAACTCTCGATCTTTCGGCCGCAAATATTAACAAGGAATTTATTACTCAGTTAGAAAAAGAAATAGATGTTGAAGGTCAAGACATAACTAATTTTAATTATGACGCAGGTTCGTTTTAACTAAATAATAAAAACAATAATCCGTAGAACAGATGGCGGCTCCAGTAATTCAGTTTAAGAGAGGCCTCCTCGCAAATCTCCCTGGTCTCAGGGTAGGTGAACCAGGCTTTACTACCAACAGTTATGATCTTTATGTTGGTATCGATTCCACAACCGCAAATAATCAATTTGTTGGGTCTGGAAGGTATTGGACAGTTAACTCTGCCACAGTTGGCAGTGGAGTCAACTTGGTAGAAGGGACTGATAACGGTTCTTCTTTCATTACACTCAAAGCACCCGATAGTCTTGCGGGCATTGTAACATATACAATGCCAGGGACCGATGGTTCTAACGGTCAAGTTCTTTCAACAAATGGTTCAGGAACTCTTTCCTTTATTGATGCGGCTGCAAACTTAAGCATGGCTGGCGACAGTGGTACAGACACTGTTGCTCTTCTCACAGATACTTTAACATTTACTGGTG